CAGTCTTTCATATCCAACTTTCTTAATAAATTCACGCTGTTGCAGTGATACATAAACCCTAACCTTGAAGCAAGCATAAGGCGTATCTCTTTCGACGTATGCCCTTTCTTGCGCAATGCAGCTACCGTTCTACGCAGTGCCTTTTTATTGTGCTTACGCGCCAAACAATAGCCGTGCCATGTAACGTAGCCCACAAAGTCTATACCCCGACTTTCCACAGGGAAAATCTGATAATTGCTTTTGATGTGCAGCAGGCGGTCGTTCTCTAAATAGTCGTTAATGTATATTTGAACACCGTTTAAGTAGCGTTTATCAGCGGCCAGCACCACGATGTCGTCGGCATAGCGGTAATAATAGCGCACTTTCAAAACTTCTTTTATCTGGTGGTCAAGTTCCGACAAGTAGAGGTTCGTAAAGAACTGCGAAATATAATTACCGATAGGCACACCATCCGCACTGTCGATTATATCGTCTATCAGCCACAACAAATCGGGGTCTTTTATTTTCTGCCTTACAACGTCTTTCAGCACGCTGTGCGTAATAGAGGGGTAGAACCTCTTAACGTCCATTTTGAAGCAGTAGCGTGTACCGTCGGGGGCTTTATACAAGTCCCTGCGCAGCTTCCGCAGTAAGGAATGTATGCCGCGCCCTTTCACGCAGGCGTATGTGTCGGCATTGAAGCATTTGTGCCATATCGACTCCAGTATCTGCATTATAGCCCACTGTACCACACGGTCGCAGTATGGTAGCTTGTATATTTCGCGGCGTTTCAGTTCGTACTTGATAAACACGCTGTATTTGCCAGTAGTGTAGGTATGTTGCAACAACTCCTGCTGTATCTGGTAAATGTTAGCCTGCAAATCAGCTCCAAACCGTTGCACCTCCTTGCGGTTGCGCTTCCCTTTTGAAGCGTTCAAGTGTGCCAAATACAGATTTTCAAGCGTACAGATGTCGCCAAATAAACAACCTATTCTTTTCATTGTTTCTGCTTTGCATAGTCGGGAACTTTCGAGGCGGTCACCCGTCCTACCAATACCCTTTCTGACTTGATATTTTTTGCCCAGTGGCAAGGCTTGTACCATAATAGCATATTTCTTTTGCAAAGTATAGAGGCGACGAGTAATTCGCATTCGTGGCTGCATTATTCACATTCGCAGCCGACGCGCCTGCATTCGTGCCATTGTTCGCAGAACCGCCAGCAGCACGAACCCGAAGCCCGCCGCGGGGAACTCCACCTACTGTTATAAGATACAGCAAAATTTATTTTTTCCGACGAAAAACGCCCGCCTGACGGCGGGACTATTACACCCCGCCGCAGACATATTCACTGTCAGCACAAAATGTCAAAGAACTATTTTTTTCGCGTCGCGTTCGGTTACGCTTCAACTATCGGGTCTGCTTCAAAATAGCATAGAGGCGACGAGTAATCCGCACCCGTTGTTGTGACTGCATAAACCGCACGCGCAGCCGACGCACCCGCACCCACGTCAATACACGCAGAACCGCCAGCAGCACGAACCTGAAGCACTTTACTGGTCTTTGCATTAGTCCAGAAGTAGTCGGCGTAATTCGTAGAAGCAGACGCGCCCACTTCGGTAGGCATACAGCATAGACCGTTATAGCTCTTACGCTTGATGTAGCCCTCTGTTTGCGGACATTCTGCGACCTTTGTTTTGCCCTCTATGGTAGCAGGGTCGAAAGGTGCATACATTGAACGCGAAATGTACACTTCGCTTTTATCTCCCGCGTTCATAATCATACCACGCACCCATCGCCATAGGTTGCCATAGTTAGCGTGTACGAGGCCAAAGAATACGGGTACGTTAAAGGTCTTGTAGGTCGAGCCGTCAGACGCAGGCAAGTTATATGGAACGAGGCACACGCCGTCGCCAGCTTCAAGTCCTACTTTTGTCGGGATAACAGGATAATTGCCGTTGTAACCTGCCCAGTCTGGCATATCGGTTACGCCAGTGCCGAAGCCGCCCTGATACAGCCCGTTTGTGTCCTTTTCTGCAACGAATGCAGCCTGCGTGTTGGTCGTTCCCATAATGATTTCAACAAGGAACTCCGCTACAAATTGCGCAACGAACCAGTTAGCCTCCCAGCCCTCACCACGTTTGCGGGCATAAGTGCCGAAATTGGTTGTGCTTATCTTTGTGGCAGGCATTCCAAGCATAGACACCTGTGCAGTCTCTGCGGCAGGCGATTTAGCATAGCCGGCTTTATTGAGTGCAAAACCTGCACCGCCTCTGAATTGCTCCGCTTCGCTGATTACCGAGCACAGCTTCGTATTTGTTCTGTCCATAACACCTGCACCCAGCCACGATGTACCACCAGCAGGAATGCGTACGCTCACGCCGTTACCGATTGGTTTGTCAAATGTAATGGCCTTTACCAGCGTGCCGCCCTCTGTGAAGATGTTAGCGATAAAGCTGTTCCAGCACCACATACACTGCCCCTGTGTTCCGTCGAGGGCTGCGGGGCTTCCGTCTGCGTACTTTGTGCTGTCCGTCGGGTCGAGCTTACGCTTCTTACGGTCGTCTGTTACAAGGTAACGGTCAAGACCGAGTTTTGCAGGCAATTCACGCAATGCCTGAAGGCTTCCGTAGTAGCCTGCTGCGGTAGGGGTGGAATTGGCAGTGTTCCAATATCGCCCAGCAATAGGGTTTGCCGCTTGCTCTACTGCGGTGGCCAGCTCCATGCGGTGCGTTTCGCCCGTTTCGTCCATGACTTCGATGCGCATATCTTTTAATGTGCCTTTGGCTTCGGCAAGGTCGTTAATACGCTTGCCGTTCTGGAATGCCGCCAATACGGCGAGCAGTCCCTTTTCTTGTTCTGATGTCAATGCCATAAATATATAAATGATTAAGTTAAACGTATATTACCCGAATTATCCAGCCGTATGCTATCGCCTGCAAGTCTGATGCGCGGCGGCACTACGGCAATTGTCAGCGTCTTATATACGCTTGTGTTGGCAGTGGCAATGACCTGCACAGTTCCTGCGCCCTCCTTTAACGGTACGATATGCCCGTCGGGGGTAAGCGACACGATGCTATTATCGCCGATAAACAGCAGAGAGCCAAAGCCGAATGCAGGCAGTGCGCGTGCCTCAATTTTCGGGCGTGCCGTGTTTCCAAGCGTAATACTGTCGGGGCAGTATGATATTTCCAATTTCGTAGGCTGCTGCACATTCTGCGAACTAAGCAGATTAACCAGATTTTCAACCATTGCACGGGTGGCATTACTCTTTTGTGTTTCTGCCGTTGCGGCTTTGGTGGCAGCGTCCACGCCTGCCAGTCGCCTGTCTATGTCTGCCGTTATCTCTGCGACGTTGGTGTCAAGAAACAACGCCAGTGCATTGCGCACACTGCCGCAGCACTCTATAAGGTCTACGAACAGACTGCCCACCATTTCTGCCGTTACGCTTTTCGTTATCACAGCGTCGCGTATGGTTTCAGCCCTTTTTCTAAGCTCTGCGGTTTCTATTGCCGCAACTCTGTTTTCTGTCAAATTCATTATGCAAACACGTCGTTAAATTGATTAGTAAACAACCGTACAAGGGTCTGGCCGCTTTCTGATACGACCGCCTCGCCGTTAGCTATCTGCTTCTGCACCTGTTTTATCTTGTCCACCACAACGCCGTCAGTAGTGGCCACTGCTACGCCCATAGCGCCGTTTGCCGCGCTGCGTATGCTATCGGTAGACCATACCACTGAACCGCTGATAAGTTCCGTGCGCCAGTCGCGCCCGAATGGTGGCAGTATGATGTCGCGCAGGCGGCTGTCCGTTGCTTTCAACAGGTCGGCCGTGTCCTGCTGGCTTATATCCGTGGCAGGTACAATACCACGCAACTGATATGCTTTCTGTATCTTTGCGTCTACGGTGTCCTCAAGCTCCCATTCGAGCACCTGCCCATCGTGCAGCCTGTCGGTTATGCAGATATTGTTACGCTCTGCCAGTGCGAAGATGCCAGTCGCGTCACCGAGCACCTGCACGGCTATGTCTATTAGGCTTTGCCTGTCTTTTACAATTACCTGCATAATGTGCTATTTTATATTTATCACGCCGTCAGCGTCTACCTGTATAGTATGCACGTCTACGCCCACGGCTTTAATCATTTTCTTTGTTTCTGTCGGCCAGAACACGTCCCGCGTGCCACCAATATGCTGGCGTACCTCTGCGCCTATGAGCGGCAATTCCTTGAACTCCCCACGGGCAGCCATTAGCACGCATTCAATGACTTGCCCCTCGCAGTTATCGACGGCAGCCTTTTTGTGCTCCACGAGCAGGTCGCCCGTTTTGTTATCTGTCAGTAGTCCTTTCATTGCTTTACCTTTTCATTTTCATAGTCGCCACGCTTTGATAGCTGCAAGGATTTGCCAGCCCACGAGCTTACGCCAGCTTTCAGTGCGCTGCCGCCGTCCTGTGGAACTGGTGTCCAGCCAGTCAGTGCCTTTTTCAAAGCATTTATATCTTTCTCTATAATGTTCAGGCGTGCGGTAACGTCTTCAACCTTGACCAGTCCGCCCAGTCCGCCACCGTTCATAACGATGCCGTCGCTGTTCAGCTCTACGCTGATGCTGTCCGCCATATTGATGCGCACACCCTGATCGTCCAGAACTGCCCGCGCTGTGTCCTCACACTGATAACCACCTCTACGCTTTCCACGTCGTCAGTCAGCAGAACTGCGCCCGCCATACCGTCAGACAGGAAGCCTACGATGACAAAGCTGCCTACGCGCGGAAATTGCACCACGCCGAATTTTGCCTGCTGGTTTGCCTGCAAGTTCACGCCCAGAATAGGTGCGTCTTCATTCAGCGGGTCGCAGTCGCAAGTGCGTGCCGTCTTATCCACGGCCGTAACCGTACAGGCGACACAGCCGACGGGTGCTGCACCCTGCCGCACTATTCTTTGTATTATTTCCCGCGTGTTCATTCTGCCACCCTTTGCCCTAATGTTATGTCCTGACGATAGCCGCCAGTGCTGTATTTAATCACGTTCTTTTTTATCTGATAGACACCCATAGGCGTGCCGTCTATCTTGATGCCTACCGCGTCGAGCTTATCTGCGAGTTTGTAGCCGAATGTGGTTAGGCTTCCTTTCAAGCCGTCGGGCTTTAAGCGTTTCACTTCTTGTTCCGCCCACGCCTTTAACTCACTTTCTTTTTTGTTGTATGTGTGTATGGTGCGGCGTTCGCCGTCAGCGTCGCCGACTTCAACCTTTATTTTTTTATTGTTCGGCATAAGGCTGACCGCCTTAATGCACAGGCGCATACTGTCTGCCTTTTGCTGTTCGAGGCTGTCGTCGCTAATGATATTTACGCCTGTTGCGAAAACCTGCGAAATGATTGCAGATGTTTCAAACAGAACGCCTGCATATAAAACAGGCTTCCCGTCTTCGTATCTGAAAAAAGACCTGATGCCGTTTTGTTGCAGCTTGCCCAGCATACTGGCCACCGTGTCGGAAGTTACGCAGAACTGTCCGAGGTGCTGTTCGCCCATTACCTTGATTGTGTAACCGATGCTCTGGTCTTTCAGCAGCTGTTCCAGTGTCGCATTCTTGTATGCCTTTTTCTGTGCAGGTAGCTGTTTAAGTTTGTACATTTCGTCTTCACAGTCCACGACAATAGGCGTTTTTAGGCCCACCTCCCTGACATAGCCGACAAAGGCCAGTTCTAAGTTGTCGTCGTAGCCCAGCCACACTTTAACACCGTCGCCCCGCTGCAATGGTACACGGCTTTCGCCGTCCCACTTCAACTTTTTAGGCAGCGTGATTTTGCAGGTATCTGTCAGCCTTTCTGTGTCGCGGGTTATCTCTACTTCCGTAACATAGTCAAGCTGCCATTTTTTCGCGCCTGTAAATTCTATTTTTGCACAAAGTCTGTACATTGTTTAACTGCCTTTTGAATGTTTTTAAATGCTATTTATAATCGGTACCGTACACGTTATAGTCGCCATCGCTTATCATTGAAATTTCAATAGGCTGGTAATTGCTTTCTGTCCTTTGGCTGGCAGAAAAGCTGCTGATTACCACCTTGCTGATGTCGAACAGCTCCAAGAATGCGGAATGCACATAAATAGGCTCGTCCACGTCGAAAAAGTCGTGCAGCCGCGTTATACCCTCCGACGGGTATTTATCGACAATAAGGCCGTTTTCTACTGCCTGAACACCTACCAGCACGTTAATGGAATAGTCGCCGTCGCCGATGTATTCTTTCACGCTGCCAGCCATACCCACAAGGTTTGTTTTTATGATATTCTTGCTTTTGGCTATGGCTGCGATTGCGTCGTTCATCACCAGTTCTTCGCCGCTTTCCTTTCTGAACGTCAGCTCGCACAGGGCGTAACGGTCTGCCCACGCACTTTTGTCCGTGTAAGGGCTTGCGACGTTCTGCGCCTGAATGGTTGCCCCGTCGCCGTTCCAGTCGGGCGATGCCGCAGTTCTGGCAGGGGAGAACCTGTACAACTGCTGTGCCGCGCTGGCGGCCACGAATTTGAAACTAATAGGTAACATTTCAGTCCGTTGCTAAATTAGTGTCATTCAACGCCGACAGCAGGGCTTCTGCTACTACGTCTTTAATACGTTCTGCACCCTCTTTCATATTTGCCGTATGTATTTCAATACGTTCTACCAGTCTGTCTACGTTAATGGTTATATTCTTTATCTTGCTTCCGCTTTCACTGCTGCTGTCGCCGCTTTTGTCGTGCTTCTTCGATTTGGTGTCTCCTGCCGTGCCGCCCGTTACGTCGGGAACTTTCGGCTGTGCCACAACAGGAACTACCGCAGAAGGCTGTGCCTTTGCCTTTTTCTTGCTGACGTTCTTTTTTTTCGCCCGCCTTGATTTCGGCGTTATACGCTTCGCTGAATGCCTGCCCGACCTTTTTGCCAAAGTCGCTGTAAGTTCCTTTGAGCCTGTCCAGTGCCGCAGATATTCCGCCAGCGTCCAACTTGAAAGCTGCTTTAATCAGGTCGCCGACAGCTCCAAATGTCTGCTTTGCCATTAAAGCGATGCCAGTAAACACCGTTTTGAACGCAGCCCATAAGCCTTTGAGTACCGCGCGGAATTTTACAGATGTATTCCAGAAATACACGCCCAGCGCGATAAGCGCAGCTATGGCAGCAGCCACCCAACCGATAATAGGGATATTCATAATCGCTACGCCAACGGCACGGCAAGCTGTTACAGCCGACAGCTTGAACGCAGAGAATGAAGCAGATGCAATACCCGCAAATGTTGCGGAAGCTCCGCCAGTGGTAACGAGTGAAAGCAGGAATGTTCCCAGTGCCTTGATGCCCTGCAACATCCCGACAGTACCAAACCATAGCACGGCAAGCGTAGCGCGTGCAATGTTCAGCATAAAACCATTTGAAGCAAATTGCCCCGTTATCAGTTCACGGTTCATAAAAGCCATTTGCAGACGCAATGCGAAAACAAAACGCTGAATGCGCGACCACATACTTGCCCACTGCAAGCCTTTGACAGATGCCATTACGCTGCCTACGCCCTGAATTAGCGGCATAAGCTGCGAAAGGGGTACAAGTGCAGAGGTTAGCGTACCCACCCAGATAGACAGGTCGCCTGTGGCTTGAAAGATAGATATTTTCATATCTTCAAAACGCTGCTGCACGCGTGCCTGACGTTCTGCGTAGCTGTCCATTACTACGGCTGCCTGTTCCTCTGCGCTTTTCGTGCCTGTTATCTGGTCTTGAAAAGCCTTTATTTGGTCACTGCCCTGTACCAGTGCGCGGGCGGCATTGGCATTCTCCATACCAAACAACTTGCTGAACAGTGCGGTGTCTTTCATTATAGGCTTCAGCATATCGAGGCGTTCTTTCAGCGTCAGACTTTTGTCGCCCAGTTTTAGCACGTTAATGCCTGCCGCTTCCAGAGCTTCGTGCGTGTCCTTTGGCAAGAACCGCCCCTGCCCCAATATGGCCAGCGTGTTGCGCAGAGCCACACCGCCCTCGCTGCCTTTCTTACCTGCCTTGTCCAGCACCTGTATGGCGGCGTTTGTTTCTTCAAAGCTGACATTGACCGACTTTGCCGCCATACCGCACTGTTCGAGGGCTGCCTTAATGGCTGGAAGTTCCGCACTACCTGCCTGCCCAGCCGCCGCCATTACGTTCATCATATCGGCCATTTTACGGCAGGCTTCCAATGGGTCGTCCAATGAAACTCCGTACTGGTTCATAGCCGTGGTAAGAACTTCGGCGGCTGCCACGCCGTCATTGCCCATTAGCTTGCTGGTGGTCTGTATGGAGGTGCCCATGGCTTTGAGAGCTTCGGGGCATTTAGCCAGTTCGGGCGTGAGCTGCGACAAAAGCAGTTTGTAACCCTCCACCGCAACGCCTGCGTCCGTACCGAATGCCTGCGCACTCTCTCTGGCGTAGCCCTCTATTTCTTTCAGACCTTTACCCGTGACGCCAGCCACGGCAGAGAGGTCGTGCATTTGGCTGTCCAGCGTTATGCCTGCCGTTGAAAGTGATTGAATGGTCGAGTCGAATTTTGACATATAAGACAATGCAAGGTCGAACACGGCAAACTTTCCAGCCAATTTCGTAACGGTAGACATAGCTCCGTCGACAGACGCAGAAAATCTGCCTGTCGCACTGGTTATGTTGTTTATTTCGGCGGAATAATTACCGCCTACGTTAAAATTGTACTGAAAATTTTGCATATCCGACTTTTTTTACTTATACTTGCACCGTGTTAAATGCAACGGAATGGAAAGTGTTTTAATTTTTATAGGACAAGCGCTTACCGCATTCATATATATAGGGATGTTGTTATTACCTCTATATGTATCATTGCTGCTTATTCGTGCCTTTGTTCACGATTTCTTTTCAAGAAACAAGCGCGCCAGTAAGTCTGCCTGATTTTTCAATCGTATTTCTTCAAGCCATAGAGCCTGCGCATACCACCAAGCGAAGTCTTCGTCGCTGCCTGCCGTTGGGTCAATGTGTAGGTTTGAGCGAATAAGGGCACAGGCTTTGACAAACCCGTCTTTTTCCTCTTTCCCCTCCACGTCAACCTCAAGCAGGTGCGACGTTATAAGTTTTTTATTACTGTCCGCTAAACTTTTGGGTAAGATACAAATTTAGGGCTGACACTTCTCACGAGGTATCAGCCCTTTTTGTTATCTTTGCTTTTGTTCCCAAACTCAGATAACATGGGCAAAAGTACACATTTTGCTGGGCAAATGCAAGAAAAGAGATGTTTTATGCAGGTTGATGGTAAGTGATTGAAAATGTGTGAAAAACACGGATTATCGCCGTGTATTGCTTAGAGGGTGAAAGTGCAGAAAATGCGGATTTATGCAGAAGATACGTTACCAAATCGTTAGCCAAATGTGTGTGAATAAAACGAGGTAACGATAAGCAGTTTGTGCAAGGGAGACGATTTCTTCCATTATGATGTTTATGCGCTGAATCACAATGTTTTGCATAACTGAAAACGCTTCAAAACGGGTAACTTTGCCCACAAAAACAGAAGCGTATGCAAAAAGAAAAAATGAAGGTGTTGCTCTACCTCAAAAAGAGCGGTTTGGACAAGTCGGGGCAGGCTCCGATAATGGGACGGATAACCTAT